ACCGTTTTCAGTACCGTCGGGCATTGCAACATATACGAAAGGTTTAGACATATTGCCTATTTGTTGATGATTAGTATCACTTTGTAGTTTTGCTTTTTTAAATAATTTATTTAAAGGCTCTACTTGTTTACCTGCTTTTACTTCAAAACGTACACCGGACTTCCAATTTTCTTCATGCGCGTCTGCACCGTGAAACCTATTATCAGCTATTTGTAATTTCTTTTTAACTAAGTTTTGTTTACGTCGGCCTTTAGATCTATTCCTACGATTGATACAAGTTCTGCATTTGCATCTCGTTTTAACTTCGTCTGTGTTAGGACATTTACCGGCCATACGTTTCTGTGAATTAGATTGGCCTATACCTTGCATACCTGCATATTTTTTCTGTTTGTATTCGGCATAACTTTCACCGGGAAGCCACTCAACTTTATTTGGCAAACTTTTCTTCCATAAATTCTTTTACAATACCAGTAGTATCTTTAACCATTTTACGCTCTGCGATCTCTTTCTTTTTTGATTCTTCTTCGGCCATGCTATCGCACTTGGCCATATTCTCACGATAATAACAAACAACAGATATTCTTTCAGCGTCTTCGGATTTCATTTCTAATTTAGTATTGCCGTGCCATTCGTGAGCATTAAATATTAATAGATCTCTGTGTCCTACATTAAAAGCAATTCTGTATTCGGGTAACGTTAAGTAACCGCCCTCGTATTCGCCTTTTGCAATTACGGCTAATGTAGATATGCCCTCGTCTAGATCGCCTTTGTCTGTATGAACGCCGGTAGGGTATGAATTGTTAACAGTTATAGTTGTGAAAGGTGTATTAGGTATTACCCAATCCGGATGAGTTCTATTAACAAAATCCATTTGTGCTTCATATCTTTTAGGTGCAACACGTTGCATTTCACTACCAATCTTTTGGAATAAAGGAAATAACTCTGAATACTTTTCTACTTCATTGCCACTCCAAGCTGTTAAACGGCAATATGGTGTATTGTTTTTAGGATCAAAACCACCAATAGTTGTACTCGCAATAGGTTTAACCGTACTAGATCTAGTACCGCCTGTTTGTCTTTTGTATTGTGGTAAGCCACTAGCAAGTGTACGGTTGTTAGTTTGATACTTTTTGAGATCGTGTAAGACAGGGTATGTATTGTTCACAATTTCTTCTGGTATCACGTTACGTTGGTACACCGCTAGTATCTCACCGTTTAGGCCACGTACCGTAGTGTCTTTATGAATTAGTAAATTGTAGTCGTCGTCCGTTAAGATCTTGCCGACCTTTTGTTTAAGTTCTTCTTCTGAAATTTTAGATCTTAGTCTTAGTTCAATCATGTTCTATTATACCAAACATTTAAGTAATTCTTCGTATAAATCTTCAGTACTTTTCTCAATATACGTCCCGTATTCCATATATCCGCATTCAATAATATGCGCATTGTACTCTTTAGCGAGTTTTTTATGTTTAGTTAAACGGCCTTTTTGCCATGTAAGGTTTTGTTTTGATAGATTATTTTCCATAGATCTAGCTAAAGATCTATTTTGTCGTATGTTTTCGTCCAGATCTAAGTAAAATATGTGCAAATTTCCGTAATCTTTAGCTAAATCAAAGTAAGTTCTATTAGCAAGGCGATCGCCCTCACCTAAAATGTATTGGATTTTGTCTTTACTATCCCATAATTTGTATAGATCCGGCATTTTATCAATTGCAGTAAAGCTAAGAGTATCTGTTCCCGCATACACAGGCGCAGTTTTACCAAGTTGTATATTGTATTTACTATCTTTTGAATGTAAATCCTTTTGTATGCGATATGCTATTGGTGTTTTGACTGATTCCATATCAAACCAATGTTCAGTAAACAATTTTACTAATGTTGTTTTTCCAGTTGCCGGTGCGCCTAAAAAGTATATAGTGTCCATTATAAACTAGCTATCCATTGCGCTATTAGATCCGGTGCTAATGCATATCCGGTTCTATGAAAGCCACCAATAGATGTTACCTTTTCGCCAAGTTGTGGCTCTATTACTTTCTTATCACTAGCTTGTGTTCTAATACCCATTGATAATTCCCAATCGTCAACCTTAGATACAAGCCCAAGTTCTTCACAAAGCTCTTTCATTTTATAGATCTCGTTGTAACACTTTTGCTTATCTTTACTAATACTAGATCCAATCCGTATTGCATTGTCGGATTTTACAATATGTACGCTATGATACGGCCTAATGTGATGTATTCTTGACGGCATATTATCCGCCTTTGCTGTTTTAGAAATTAAAGTTGCACCCCAATATCTATTTAAATCTTTACGTAGCCCTACACCACTAGCGTTCAAAACAGCATCATAATTTTTAGACAATAAATCCATATAAGGTACCATTCCTACAATATCTGGTTTTTCTAAAACTCTTATAGGTTGTACAAGCCACCAATCGTCTTGTTCTTTAGTCATACTAGGATCTCGCCAATTAGATACAACCGCTATTCTTGTAATGTCTGCATTCCATTTTTTATACCAAGTCCAAGATCTCTCAATATTAACTTGTTCTGCTTTTGTAAACCATGTAGGCCTTATAGTAGCCAAGGCGCTTTTAGAAGCTGTTGCACTATCAGTTGAAATTATTGTTGGCTCATGGCCAAACTCTAAAGCTATTTTTTTTGCACTTGATCCCGCAATACCATTTCCAATAATTGCTAACTTCATACTACATATCTTTCTTGTGCTTTAGGTAGAGGCGCTAGTTCGCCTTTATCTATATCCCAATAAGTAAATGGTAAACCGGTTTTACCTTTACCGTGCCACCTAAAACCAATTTTTTCATAGAACTCAATAGCGGGTTTATTAGCAAAAAATCTAAAGTATCGAACTTCGTGCTGTTTCATATCACTAAAACAAATATTTATCATAAGCTTTCCTAATCCTTGACCACGTGCATTTTCTAAAGTGAAGAAATGTCTTAATGTACAATGTTTTGGATCTCTAGTTGTATATGTTATGAATGCGTAGCAAGATTTGTTTAAAGCAAATATTTTAGCTGTACCTTTTTCCCATTGCTTTTCTCTATCCCAATCGAATAAAGCATTTTTTAAATGTTGCTTACTACTTTCGGCGCCTTTGTATTCCCAATCTTTAATATGTTCTATAAGTGATACAAGTTCTTCTCTAGTTACTGATTTGTTTAATTGCATATTGTCGTTTCTTTTCTTTTCTTACACCGATCCACCCATTCAACTCGCCTAAGTATTCATTCGGTATATGTTTTTTTCTTGATTCAAAAGCTAGATCTGTATAAATACTTGGCACTTTTAAGAGATCCTCTTGCATATGATCTATGTCAATACCTGTATAATATTTACCTTTATACATACTATTAAAATCACACAAGCTTGTTTCAGCAGTTTCAATAGTTGCTTTATATCCTTTATCGTTCATAAACCTTACAAGCTTTTCAGATAGCATATTTAGTTTCTTAACTTCTAAAGCGCTATTACCGGTAGGGATACTAGGGAATAAAAGCTCTAGCCCTTTTCTTGGGCCACTACTATGCGCATGTCCCATATCAGTAGCTTCCAATAAATATCCGTTTACTTTCCACAGCACCTCGCCCGTCTTATAACTAGCCCAACGGCCATTGCCCCATAAACTTAGCAACTTATCTTGTGTAAGTTCCCAATTCATTTTTGGGTGTAAGCATAGATCCTCAGATAGCCAATTGTCTAAACCGTCATGCCATTTACCTTTATCAACAATATGCTTTATATGTCGTTTCAAGTTTTTTATTTGCCTATGATTACGTCTTTCAGTTGCACACGGTAGTTTGTAGAATTCATCTTTAAATAAGAACGGCTCCGGGTATTGTTCAAACACTTTTAATGCAGATCCAATATGATAATAAGCTACATATACAAACGTAAGCCAAACACCTTGTTCTTTAGATAATTTAAGTTCAGTAATTATATTTTTTAATACCGGGTATGCCGGATCCATGTCCGTAGAATATGATTGTTTCTTGTGAAACTCTAAATAATCTTTAAGAAGATCCATTAAAGAAACGCTTCAAAGGGTTTTGTGGATCCTCTTTGCCGTCGAAATGCGTCTTGTAAAAGAACTCAACTGCTAAAAATACAGTATCTGTTTTCTTTTGATCTAATTTTTCTGCAAGAGATCCTAACATTTCAACGAAGCTTTCATACTTAGATTCGGGATAATGTAGCATTACATCTCTTAAACGTTCACCGCCTCTAGCTTCTTTGTTTGCAACTTCAGTAGATATATAATTATCTTTGAGCTTTTCTATTTCTTCATCGTCAAGTGCATATCCACCCTCAAACTTTTCGAACTCTGTAACAATCGGCGCTTCGCCTAATGTAGCTATTAAGTCGTCAACTTCATCTGCAACGAAACCAGTACCAATTAACTCTCCGTCGTCCATTAGTTCTTGTAAGATATCGCCTAGTGCTTGTGAATCGTAAGTACTATTATCTGTAAGTTTGTTATCAACAAGTACAATCTTTTTCTCATTAGAGGGATCTATGTCTATATAATTCACGTAAGCTTCTTCAATGTTTAACTCTTTCAAAGCTTTCAATGTATGGTTTCCTGTCAACACGTGTCCTGTTTGTGTATTAACAATTAATGGTTTGTATTGGCCATTAGCTACTAAGGATTTTTTTATTTCCTCAACGTCGCCAATTCTTGGATTATCTGGAAATTCTTTTAAGTCTTTTACGTTTACTGTTTCAAAACGCATATTTTCTATCGACATATCGCTCCTTGTTTTTTACTATCCATTATACCAACATTTTTTGCTACTGTTCCAATGTTTCCAACCGTCATTGTAAATTAGCCAACTTGCGATTTTTGTACTTAATATAGGATCAAAACGCGATCCGATTATGTTTAACTTAGGCGTAAGCCATTCCCAAGTGCGATCATTGAATTGCCATAGGCCTTTGTCGTAAGATCCGTCTTTATTTTTGCCTACTGCATTAGATCTGCCGGAACTTTCACAAAAAATAATTCTCATAGCTTGGCGTTGATCTTCTTCTGTTTTGAAATATTGTTGTACTATATCTTCGTATTGGGTTACGAAACTAACTTGCTCATTGGCAATTCTGCACTCTCTATAATCTGTTAAGTTATCCGGCGTTATAGGTATTTGGATACTGCACGAGATCAAGAGGCTGTAAAGTAACATTCTCTTTTATATCAGTAGGATTAACGCGCAAAATACCTTTTGGAAGTTTGTGAAAAGTTATTTCCTTTTCATCACTTTCAATAAGTAACATTGGGTTTGCCCCACTATTTTCTATTCCTATTATTTTCATAAGCTTGACCACTCATTATTATACACATAATTCTCATAATATTTTTAAATTATCCCAACCATTTTTATTTATAGTCATTGTCAAGACACCACGATTAGTTCCATAGCCTGTGCGTTCTTCAAATTCGTGCGAAGCGTCTAAACTTGGCGCTTGAAACCAAGTTCTACCTGCTTGTTGTACCGTTCGCAAATGATGATAATGTCCACTATATAGGATTTCGCAATTTCCTAAGGGCTTCCAACCGAACATCTGACCTTTCCAAAGTCTTTCAATTTTTCCCCAAGGATCGCCTGCACCTGTACCCATGTGGCCGTGCGTAAATCCACAACGTATTCCCTTAATATCTAGGGCTAAATGGTGTGAATCTGGTACAGTCGTCTTGACTTTTTTAAATCTTTCAGACTCGGCCATAATTTCGCCGACTATTTGTATGCAATTAGTATCTTCATTATCAAGTCGTGAGGTAACAACGTCGCCTTTACCCGATCTATTTTCACCGTGATTTCCGGGAACTCCTGCTAAATATATTTTATTTGCGTACGGTAAGAAGTTATCTACAATTTCTAGGATCATACGTCTAGTTAAATGCGATTGTTCAGATTTGTTTATTTCAATATTGAAAGGTTGTTGCGGGAAAAAGCCAAAACAGTTTTCAATTAAATCCCCAAGTCCTACTATATAGATCTCATCAATAGGATATCCTGTTTTGTTTAAGTTTTTAATACGTTCTTTAGACTTTTCTACGCTTTCTTTTATTAAGTTAACAGTATTTAAGGTACCGAAATCTTTTTTACCTATTTGCCAATCGGCCATTAAGTATAAGAAAGCATTAGATCCTTTTATTTTCTTATCCTTTAAGGGCTTCTTATTCTTAATTTCTTTAAGTAATTCTTTATAATAGGCGTCGTGGTGTGGGTTTATCTTGCGTACTTGAAACTTATAAGCATACAGATCGGCTACTTCACCGCCTTTTAATTGAGTTTGCCATGTACTATAACGGACTGTATCTTGAGCAACTTCAAATTCATTGGGATCGAAACCATTTGATTCGAGAATATTATCAAAGGTGGTATCTTTTTTACGTACAACGGCTGTTACTTCGCCTACTTTGGTTTTACTATTGTATTCAACATTGGGTTTCCAACCACTTGGATAGTAGTTATTTCCAAGATCCTCGTTATGCGGGATCTCCTGCTTATTTGCAACTAATTTTTTTAATTCATCTGTCATATTTCGCAGACCTGTTGCTTTTATTATAGCGGATTTATTACATTAAAACAGTTATTAAAGTTGCAATTGATATACCTGCTATTATCCACCCATAGATCTCTTGTCTTGTAGGCCTTGTAGCTAAATCTTTTTGTATCTGATCTAGCTTTTCAAATAGCTTTTCGATATCTTTCATTACTCTATTTATCATTTCTTTAGTTGTGAAGTTATTTTCTGTCATTACAATCTTCACTCCCATATTTACAGTTACATATTTGAACGAATGATCCGTCCTTTTTAGTAGTAACCATACACATTATTTTCTAAACCCTATTGTTAAAATCCATATAAGCAGAGTAACTAGTGTTGCCGTTGCAGTTATTGTCTGCGCTTGGCCGGTAAGTGTAAGAGTTGCAATTACTAAACCTACCAAAGTCCAACTAAGGTTTAAAGTTTCTTTTATGGCTATTACTAGCGCATTCCATAATTTCTTAATCAATCAAATCTCCTAAGTGCTAAAGATACAATCCTAATCAATATTGTCGGCACAATTACTTCTTGCGCCTTATCTTTTTGATCTTGCGTCATATCATCTGAAATATTTCTGAGATCTATTTCAGTTAAATCTACGTCTATAATAACACTAATTGGACTAGCAATGAAAGACTCAAAGGCGATTTCTGTTGTAGCGTCTGCCAATGTATAGGGTTGATCGTTTTTATCAGCATTTTCAACAGCTCTTTTCACAAATTCATCAACTGCTTGTGCTACATTTTCATCAGTTTTAACAGCTTCAGCAACAATTTCTACATCCTCAGTGTCTTCAAACCCTAATACCTCAGCTACTACTTCTACTTGTTCTTCGGTAAGTTCTTCTTCTTGTGCAATTGTGATAACTTCTTCAACAACTTGTGCTATAACCTCAATAACTTCTGCGCTAACTTCTGCAATATTTTCCAATCCGACATCATTAACTTCTTCAAGGATCTCAACCACTTCTTCTGTTTCAAGTTCTTCAACATATTCTTCAATAGCTTCCTCTTTTGCTTCTTCATATTCTACTAATTCTTCATCAGTAAATTCTTTAATTTCTTCTTCAGTTGCTTCCGGGATATCTATTTCTACGATCTCTATTACTTCTTCTAGTTCCTCGACTTCTATTTTTAATTCTTCTTCAGATAGTTCAACAAGTCTTTCTTGATCTGTATCGGATCCACTTTCATTATCTTCAAGTATAATTTCCACTTCATCTGTTCGATCTTCTCTTGTATCTTCTTTAATAAATTCTTCATTATCCTCCTCAAATATCTCTACGATATCTTCTTCTAAAATCTTTTCTGTTTGTTCATCTGTGTTTTCAAATTGTATTAGAATATCATCTTCAAGTACAATCTCTGTTATTTCAATAACCTCAAATTCAATTTCTTCAAGTTTAATAAGCGTATCAAAAAATTCGTTAGCTTCTTCTTGGCTTTCAAACTCAAAGATCTCATAGCTTTCCTCAAACTCAAGTTGTTCAAGATCTTTTTCCATTTGTCTTTCAAGCTCAAGTATTTCTTCTTCAGTAAGTTCAATAAGTTCATCATCTTCAAGTTCAATGTATTCAATGACAAGTATGTCATCATCATCAATAAGCTGTTCTTCTTCTTCGTATATATCATCGTCAATAATCTCGATACCATAATTTTCTAAATCTCCTCTTTCAATCTGCTCATCTGTTAAAGCTACACCATATAATTCTTCATTGACAGCTCTTTGGTTTTCACGATCAATAGTTCCATCTTCAATTTCATTCTGTGTGTATCCGCCCTCTGTACCGTCGTCTAAGACAACAACTATTATTTCTGTTGCTTCTCTATATTCACGCTCATAATTAGTTTCTAATACACCTGTTTCTTCTGCGTTGGCTTGCATTTCATTTTCAATGGCTTGTTGATGTGCAATTTGTTCTTGTACAATTATAGCTTCTTGTTCCTCACGAATTCCTTTTTCTTCATCAGTTTCAGATATACCATAGGAAGCAAAGTTTGCATTTCTTTGTATGGTTAAAGGATCTAATGTAGTTGTAGTAGTGGTTTGGTATTTAATAGTTATATCATCGACTAAAGCCCAATCATTAATTGTTATTACAAACTTATCTATAAATAAATCTAATTGATCGTAAGTGTTATATACAACGTTTTCCCACATCGTATTATTATTACTGTAAGTTTGCGCATCAATAATCTCGCTTTCAGTCGTGTCGTCATTGTGGGTATATTCGACTGATCCTTGATTATTTAAGGCTCCAATAACAAAACCTACTTCGTAAACGTCGTGATCTACGGGCATAGTAAACTCATAATCGTTTGAATCCCCACTATGTTTTTGGTATTCAAGTTCTATATGAGTACTTGTCATACCGTATAAACCACCCCAAGTATCATCTATATTAACTAGATTATTATCTTCTTCTTCCGGTATGACTATATCGGTAGTTTGTTGATCATTACTTGCCCCGCCGTCAAATGTTTCAACTTCTGTTACTTGATTTTCTGGAATTGTTGTAGTTGTCGTTGTCGTTGTTGTTGTTGTTGTTGTAGTAGTCGTTGTACTCTCATTAGCATTTGCTAAGACGGGAAAGAATATAAAAAATACTATGCATAAAGCTAATGTATTTCTATAAAGCACAAACTAGCCACCACAACCGCAAAAACTGCAGTTACCGTTACACATATTAACCTTTGTTAGTAGGTGTCCATTCCTCTAAGCCATTCTGAAGTGCAGTAATACCTGCAACTAATCCGGATACTAACGCATTTTGAAGTACGTCAATTTCCATTAAGCCTGTTCCCGAAGCAATAAGCACACCGAGAAAAGCTTGGATAAATGTTCTTAGAGTTCTAATTCCTACTCTTGTAAGCCACTCTTTATTAAGCAATTTTACTCCTTATGATTGTTCTCGTTATGTTTCTTTATGCATTGTACCACCAAACTGTTTACGGTTATAGTGTTTACAAGTTTTATTTCCGCACATCCAAAAGTTTCGTATAGGTGTATATACAAGATCTTTGTTGCAGTTTGGGCATTGAATTTTTAAAGGATCTCCTAATTGATAGTTTTCCCGTTTAATTTATTTCTTATAAACTTAATATCAGCACTCATACCGGCTAATTTAGACATAACCATTGGGATTTGTATGATGTGATCTTTAGCTAGATTATCTATTTGTTCTTGTTTATCATTATTTAAATTTATATTACTGTATTTAATAGTAACTTTTTCGCCACTAAGTAAAGCATCTGCAACTTTAGGATACATTTTTTTATAAGCGTCCCCAGATCCACCAACGAAACCGTCTTTACCTTTATCTAAATCTTGTTGAGTTTCACCAAGAAGCAAACAACCGGCGGTGTGAGAATCTGTATTACCCGTATGTATTAAGATCCACGTAAAGTTCGGTACATCTTGTAGCCATAACATACCTTTGTGCATGTCGCCATATCTAGCTGTGTACTTAGTATGGAAACCACCTTCTGTTCTTAATTTTATTTCGTATTCGCCTATAGGAATTGCAGTTTCTGAATGAACTTTTACGTCCCTAATTTCATCTTCTAAAGTATAACACTCGAACACGTTGTCAATAAAAAGTAAACCATTAGTAGCGTCTTTACCAAACTGTGTCCTGATGACATCAAGTTTCATTATTCCGGTTTAGGATTATCTGATTTAACTTGTGCGATATGATCTTTCCAAGTTGTTGTATCGTCAACTAGATCGTGGTATTGCATATCTAACTGATCAGCAATAGATCCATAAGCTTCTTGTCTAGCTTGTACATAACCAAATTGTTGTGCTTCCCATTTAGAGTTGCCTAAATCAATTTTTGCTTGATCATATTCAGCGTCTGTAAATTCACGTCTTTCGTTATTTACTTGTGCGTACATAGGTTTAGCGTCTTCAATTTCTTGATCTGCTATCGCTTGTAATTCATCTTTAGTAGCCATAATTATCCTTTCTATCTTATCATACTTTATTTAATTACTTCTTTAAACCATACAAAACAAAAGTTCCACCTGCAATATTTGTAGCAGTACTCATTTTAAAATGTATTCCATCACTTGCACTAGCTACTGTATGTACAAATCCACCCTGTGCTCCATTGTGATTACCATTACTGCTATCTCTTTGTGTAGTTTCAAAAGTGCAAAAACTGTACTCACTAGAATTTGGAAAGTTAAACAAATAAAAAATACCATTGAAACTTTCATTTCCAGCAGTTCCTATATCTGTTATTCCTACATCAGCACTATTAGTTGAGCTTATATCTCCAAAAACTGCATAAGCTCTTAGTTCTTTAAATGCTCTATCATAATTAGAAGTTGTATCAGCAGTTCCACCTTTTGTTACTTGTACTTGAATAGATTTTCCATCTGTTTCTGGTGTAACATTATGAACTCTAACCATATACACATCATAAGTGCTATCAATACCTGTTAAAGTTACACTTGCTACTGCTGAACTAACTGTTGTTTCTGCTATTTTTATTAATGAACCACTCATTTGACACCATATACATTTATATTTGCTTGTTCTATTGTCAAACCACCATTATCAAAAAAAGATATGCCTGTGCAAGAAGTAGCATTTTTATTAACACCTATATTTTTATAACCTTGCAAACCAGAGCCATCATAATTACTACCTTGGCTAGTTTGAAAAGTATAACTAGATGAAAAAGGGTTAAATACATACATAACCAAACCACCTTGTCTTGTTTCTGTACCTGAAATGCTTATTCTTTGCCACCTATTTTGCCCTGTGCTTCTATTTGCACCAAATCCTGTATAAGACCACATAATTAGCCCTGCATAATCATAGTTAGTAGTTATTTGGGAGCCACCACTATCAATAAGTCTTGCTGAAAAATTATCACTAAGACTACTACAAAATGTATTTGCAATAGTTATTTTATATACATCATATTTTTCTGAAAATACATCAGTAATGTTTAAAGTTGCAGTTGATGAACTAACTTCAGCAGATTTTATAAATTGTAAATCAGTAGCCATTATGAGTACCTTATTCCATATAGGGATATTGTTGCTGATATAGTACCTGCTTCTGATACTAACTGTATTCCATCAACTTGACTTGTTTGATGTAAAACTCCACTACCAAAAGAAAATTCTGCATTACTACTGTTGTCTAAATATGATGAGTGCATAGTTTGAAAACTATATTTTGAACTATCCCCAAGATTGTAAAAATATGAATAACCACCTGCACTTGCATTACTATCTGCTGAACCAAAGTTTCTAAATTGTAATAAATTACTTGCAGTTGATGACCTTTCTTCTCCAAAAGCATTATTACTATCTCCTCTTTGATAAGCATAATCATAAACACTAGATGTTTCTAAAGTTCCACTTTCATAAAATCTAATTCTTACTTGTCTGCTTCCACTATCAGATATTTGTAAGTTATTTACTGCAAGAAAATGTACATTATAAATAGTTTCTTTTATAGAAGTAAAATCAACAGTAGAAGCCCCACTAGGTGTTTGAGTTTCAATTAATTCTAATTGTCCATAGTTAGTGTATTTATCTGCTCTTGTTAGATCATAAATATCTTTAGGTGTGAAGATACCTTTATTATTTCCAAAACTTTGTTCTGGTGCTTCTGGTATGTATCCATATTCACTCATTAGATACCTACCTGTCTGTAAAGGGTAAAAGTTCCACTTGTTATGTTGCCTGAGCCATTATTCATAAAATGTACCCCATTATGTGCTTCTTGAACTGTATAGACTGTTCCACCTTGATAACCTCTTGATTCATTCCCATTTTCAGTAACATTTTCCATTGACATAAAACTATATTTACTTGAATTATTAAAGTTGTATAGATAAAAAATACCATTACTTCCCTCTCCACCTGTATCGCCTGTGTTGTTTAAAGCTCTTGTATTTGTTTGATTTGTATCATAATCATTTATAAAACTTGCACTTGCTCTTAAAAATTTATTTGCCCAATCATAATTGGCAGTAGTTTGAGCAGTACCACCAACAGTAAACCTAGCTCTAATTTCTTGAACTGGGTCTGAAACTGTTGCCCCACTTACTGCAATCATATAAATCGAGTCATCTGAAATTCCTGTCAATGTAACTGATGAAACTGCACTTGTTACTGTATTTGTTGCTACTTGTACTAATCCCATTAATTGTCCACCCGAATTCCAAAAGTTCTAAATGTGCCTGTAAGAAAATTATCCCCTGTGGCACTTGTTAAATTTAATCCTGTAATTGATGATGTTTGTTCTAAAACAAAAACACATTTACTTCCTCTGTGTTGTCCACCAATACTTGAAAACCCTTGTAATAGCATAAATGTATAACTGCTTGATAAAAAGGGATTAAAAAAGTAAATTACTCCACTAGAGGTTTCTGGGCTTAAATCTGTTGCTGGTAAATAATCAAACATAGTATTTGCATTAACACTTCTAAGTTCTTGATATGTAGTATGTGTGTGCATTGAAAGTTCTGCTCTATCATAATTACTAGCAGTAATAATACTTCCGCTTGAATTTATTAATCTTCCGTCAACTCTTGTTGGAGATGAGCCCGATGTAGAAAGATTAGTTGCAGTTACTTTATATATATCAAAATCTGCTGAAAACATATCAGTTATACTAAAACTAGATACACTAGAAGTTATTGAAGTTTCATTAATTAATCTTAGGTTACTCATACTAAATTTGTTTCACTCCATAAATTTTTGCAGTAGTACTTTGAAAGCCACCACCGACATTAGTAAAAAGTCTTATTGCATTAACTATATGTGCATTATCTCTGACACCACCACCAAAACTAGATTTTAATTTAGCATCCCAATTAATTGACTGTGATGTTATAGATGTATATTTGCTTGAATTACCTGCATTGTATATGTAAATATATCTATTTGTTGGTTGTCCACCATTTCCAGAGTTTCCAAAAATTTCCATAGCACTACCACCATTACTTCTACCTTCAAAATTACTTCCGTCACTCCAATTTCTCTGACTTGAAAATTCATAATCTCCTATTGTGTCATCAAAACTACTTCCATTATCTTGTGAAGTTCTTACATAAAAACTACCACCTGAGCCATTAAGAATTGCAGTTAATTGAATAAGGTGTACATCATAAACACTTTCTTTGATATTAGTAAAGTCAATAGTGGAAGTTACAGAACTAAAAGATATTGTATTTATAAGTTCTAATGAGCCACCCCAACTACCATCTTTAGTAAGTTGTAG